ACTCTTACGGGTGCTATTACGCAGTCTTGCTCTTCGGGAACTTATACGACTGCTGGGAATGATATTGCTCTAACGATTGCGTTTCCCGCTCCTCCTCTTGTCGCTATTAATGGACTGACGGGTGCTCCCGTTATTCAAACTCCTACTGGCTCTACTATCCAAGTCCAGACGATTTCCCCTAATATCCAAGTGGGTCTGGATACTCGTGCGTTTGGTGTCTATACCGAAGCGACTGGTGGGCTATTTTCTGCTGCGATTTCTGCTCCCGCTTGTAATCCTTCAAGTGTTATTCAAACAACCTATATCCACACGGGCGGTGGTGGAGGCACACAATACATTAAAGACATCGTGGCTGGTGCTGGGGCTTTCACGATTACTTGTAATACGGCGATTGATGTTGGCGATAAAATCAACTGGCTTGTGTTGAATGCGTAGATTTCTTCTTATGTTTTTTGATACACTTCTCACACCAATAGACATCTGGCTTTTCTATGCCGTCCTTTTCAAACCAGTTCAAATACGACGACTGATTATCGCAGTTGCGACAAAGGCGAACATCGCACTTCTCACAACGGCTACATACCGCACATTCGCAAACATCACACCCAAAGTGAGGGTCTAACTTCTTCTTACACTTGACGCACTCCATTAAATAAGATAGGTGAGAAATCTTTAAACCTTGATAGGGTAATAAGGGTAATATAGCCATTGCGTAAAGTGTCCTATGGCGGTCGTTTTTGGGGGTCTATGGGGACTTTACGATTTGGGTATATTACCTATATTATTGGTAGTTTAAGGAATGCCTAACCTATTAGAGTAGAGATGCGAGATTTTGTAATGACTATTCTGGGTGCGTTGAGTGTGTGTGCTATTCACTATCGTTTTGTTGCGAAGCCTTATCTGGATACACAACGAAAGGAACTGGAACGGCTAAAATCTCGCAGTAAGGTATAGAATGGACGCTAATCTACTGGCTTCTGCTGGGGTCAGCACAACGACTATGGCGATATTGTTTATCGCCTATAAAGTGTTTATGAAGATGAAGGGTCATCGGTTAGTCTCCGATTGTTGTGGTCGGAAGGGTGAGGTAGGCTTTGATGTGCGGGATATGCCCCCAACTCCGCCAGAAGGAACTGAAAGTCATCAACCTCCTCTGCCTTCTGCGGGTGGGAAGCCAGAAAGTCTTTCCGTAAGAGTTCCAGAACCGACAGAACATCGGAAGGAGCAAGAAACTGCGTGAGTGCGTTAAAAGCGTCTTTGCCCTTACACTGCGGAGGAAGCGAACGAGACCTTACAAGATTATCTAACCAACTATCCAACCATAATAACTCTTGGGGACTACACGATTTCTCCACGAGTTCTTTTCCCGTCTTTGTAGAAAGCACTGGCTTCTCCTTCTTGAACTTTTCCAAAGGCTTCGCTTCGTCGTTTTTAACTTTTTTTACACGCCAATCCTTACCTAATGGTGAGCCATACATTTCTTTATCTGTATATAGTATAGATAATATGCCCGTTGGTCTCGGTGAAGTCAAAGATTACCCGCTCTCCGATGGTGATATACGCAAGATATTAGGTGATGATATTAGTATCATTACTTACCCAGATTTGAATAAGGTTCGTGATATATCGCAGATTTTTGATAAGAAGGGCAGATGTATATTGCTCTTCCTAACATCAAGTCCGACGGCGGGTCATTGGTGTTGCTTACTCAACAAGAAGAAAGGCATAGAGTTTTTTGACCCATACGGAGACGCACCAGAGAAGCAGAAGGAAGGTGCGAACCCAGCACTATTAGACCAACTGGGACAACGGCAACCACGACTGGTGGAACTCCTACGGAAGAGTGGAAGACCCGTTTTCTATAACACACACGCTTTTCAGAAGGATAATAAGAACATTAATACTTGCGGACGACACTGCGTCGTAAGGTTATTGTATGCCCCCTACTCACTGGAAAAATATAAACGCATCATAGATAGTAGTGGCTTGTCTCCCGACGACTTCGTCTCGGGCATAACCTTTGATAAACTACGGAAGTAAAAAATATGTGTAGAGGATATAGAAGAGATGTTCTCGTCAAGCATTCAGACAAACGGCGACAATCAAGATGCCCCCGATTATGTCTATTATAATGCGGACATCATCAACAATACGACGCAGAATACCTTTCAAGGTCAAGCGATTAGAGACCCGCAGATTAGGTTCAACGAGACCCGTGATACTGCGATTATAAGGAATGCTGCGGATTACTATTTCTCCATTATCCGCTTCACGATGGACGGAGCAAACCGAGACTTGCCCCTTTTCATTCCTAACATCGCAGAGGGAACGGGACAGACAAATGTAAATCTTACGACCTATTCTATGGCGGTTTCGTTCTCTCAACCGATTAACTTGGGCGGTGCGGACATTCCAGTCGTAGCCGTGCCCCAGCAACGCTTTATCCAGTATGTTCCCGAGACCCAGAACCCTATTAATGCTCCTTCGCCCCGCAACATTTCCGCCGACAACTTTCAAGGGCAGTGGAGCGGTGGCGTTCAGTATCTACTGGGGCAGATTGTATCTATGACGGGTGCTAATCAGTATGGGTCTTTTGATGGTCCTTTCTATCAAGTCATTCCCCAGCAACAATGGCTCGTCAATCAGACCTATCAGATTGGAGCGGTAGTCCAGTTCAACAATGTTCTCTATCAAGCCATCGCAATCTCAACGGGTATTACTCCCGCAGTTGGTCCTAACTGGATACTTGCCCCGCCAGTCGGCACAAACCCAGTCGGCTCTAATCTCTGGTCTCTGGTTGGGAATGATTTGGGTAATAGCCAAGACCTTACGAGCCGTTATTACTGGGTCTATACATACCAGCATTTCGTAGATTTGTGGAATAACACGATGTTAGACCCAGCCCAGTTCGGCTCTGCTCCTCTTGCGACTTCCACTTGTGCCTATCAAGACACTTACAACGCTTATTACAACGCTTACATTACTGCTGGTGGTCCAGCGGGTTCGTTCCCCTATGCGACCTTCGGTGCTTTTTGTAGTGCCGTCTATCCTCCCGTGATGAAGTTTGTAGCAGATAGTTCCAAGTTTGATATTTATCTGGATAGTGCTGGGTTTGGTGAGCGTCTTACGACATTCATTCCTACGGCGTATGCTGCTGGTCCTCCCGTTGTTGTTGGTCTTCCCCAGCACCCCCAAGCCCGTCTCTTCTTCAACGCCAATATGTTTGGTCTCTTCGCCAACTATAACAATACCTATTACAACTTGCCTACGGGAACTCTCTTCGGCAATATCGTTGTCCCCGACGGCTATGTGAATGAAATCCTTGCGACCAACAAGGCATTCCAGAATGTCTCCGACTTCCGCCTTGCCCCTTACACGGGTGTTGCTCCTCTGGGCTACAATCCAGTCAGTCTTACGGGAACGGCGATTACCCCAAATATGCTAAATCGTGTCTATTACATCGCCCAGCAAGATTATAGTTCTACGGATAGTCTTTGGTCTCCCGTGTCGTCTATTGTTTTCACAAGCACACTACTCCCTATCCGCACAGAGGCTACGGGTGCTCCCGTTGTGCTGGGTGCTGGAAACTTGGGTTTCAGTCAAGCGACCGTCCAGTCTGCTTTCCAGCCTATCATCACGGATATTTCTCTGGATACTTCTTCGGGCAACGCAGACGCATACCGCCGTTTCATCTACTACGCACCTTCCGCCGAGTATCGTCTATCCGACTTCTCGTCCTCAAAGCAAGATGTTCGCAACATAGACATTCAAGTCTTCTGGAAGAACCGCTTGGATAATCAACTCTACCCGATTAATATGTTTAATCTTTCAAGCGTTTCCATTAAGGTTATGTTTAAGCACAAGGACGCTGGGTCTGGTCCTATGCCCTCCAAGAACTAACTTTTAGAGCAGAACCCCGAACAATCCATACTCCCAACCTTTCCGCCCACAACGGCAAGTTTGAGAATATCTTCGCCACCAAAAAAATATTGGTATAAGGTATAATACCAGATGAGTGCCGACATTGAGAAACTCGCCGTTTTTGATAGTCGTATCGTCCAGTCTCGCCCCAAGTATGCGGTAGAGAAGGGTGCTCTCTCCCTCACGAACGCCCCTTTCAATGCGATTGCTGCGACGCAGTCCCAGCACACATACAACATCTATGTTCCCTCCGAGAATGTGTATGTGGATAGGGGTCTGGAATGGACTTCCGTCGTGTATATGGCGATGACTGCGACGCTCCAAGCCCAGCCCGTCCAACTCGCCCCTATCGCCCAGTGGGGTCGTGATTGTGCCCTCCAAGCCTTTCCCCTAAACTCTCTTTGCTCTACGCTTACGGCAACAATCAACGACACTACGAGCGTGATTAACACCCAAGATGTTCTCAAAGAGGTTCTGCGTCTGACGGATTACAAGAAGAACCGCCTCCAACGCACTTGCCCGACTATGCTTGATAAGTATCAGTCGTATAACGATTGTGCGGGTGCGGTGAATAACACCCTTGCTGGGTTTGAGAGCCAGACGGATTTCGCCGAGACCCCGAATGGTGCTTTCCTCAATGTAATCTACACTGACCCGCAAGGCAACCCTCTTCCCGCTGGAACTGGTGGTGCGACTATCTACACTCCCGCATACCCAGCCTCTACGGGTCTTCCCGCTGCGAACTATGTATCCCAGAACGGACAACCTTGCGTTCCCGCAGATTGGAACTTGGCTACGACTTACCCCGTTGGCTCTCTTGCGGTCTTCGGCGGTGCTATTTGGGTTGCCGTTGCTCCCGTCGTAGGTGTTGCTCCCGTTGCTCCCGCTTGGACTTCGCTTGGTAATGTTGCTGGTGTGGCTTACCCTCTATGGTTTCGCTGGGGTTCTACGGAGAAACTCGTGCTTTCCCCCTTCGTCTTCTCCGACTGCCACGAGTGGGACACGGGTCTTTTCGGCATTAACAACATTCAACTCATTATGAACCTTCAAGCCCCTTCCCGCACTGTCCGCTCTACGACAAAGTTCGGTTGTGCCCTAACTGCCCCTATCTATAACGCCAACTCCTCGTCTGGTGCTTTCAGCAACTCCCGTGTGAATGTCCAGTTCCTAACACCTTCTCTTGATGTTCCTCTGCCTCCCAAGTCAGTCGTTCCCTATATGGAGTTCCCACGCTACATTACGGCGTATCAAGGTGGGGCTATTCCCAGCGGTGCGGTCGTCCAAATCCAGTCCCAGACAATCACGCTCCCTCAAATCCCCGACCTCTTCATCATCTATGTAAAGCCCAATCCAGCCTCTCTTGCTCCCACGCAAGGCGACTACTATTTCCCAGTTGCGACTTCCGCCGACAACATCACTGCTCCACTCACAATCAACTTCGACAACTTCTCTGGTCTCCTCTCGTCCCAGACGGCGGAGCAACTCTACTCAATGTCCGTGAAGAATGGTCTGGATATGGACTGGAACTCGTGGGTGGGTGAGGCTCACACTGGGGCTGCGAACTCTGTCGGCACTCTTGGTGGCTCATCTGCGAACTTCGGTGGCGGTGCGTGTGGTCGTGTCCCCCTTGTTGGCGGTCTGCTCGTGTTGAAGCCGTCCCAAGACATTACCCTCCAAACGGGTCAAGCCCCTTCACTGGTAGGAAACTTTACCTTCCAGTTCAATATCCAAGTCAAGAATACTTCTGGTGTCGCCCAGTCTGGCGTTCAGTTGTATGTGATTACGGCGAACTCTGGGTTCTTTGAGAGCATTCGTGGCTCTTCCCGTATCATCAAGGGTGTTCTCTCCGAGCAAGACATCATCTCCGCTCCTCTTGCCCCGCAAGGCACACGGGATATGCTCTCCCGTTATGTGGGTGGTGCTGGTATGTTTGGCTCTCTTGCGAATATCCTTTCAAAGGCGAAAGATGTCTATCAGCAGACAAAGCCCCTTGTGAGTGCTGCGAAGGGACTGCTCCCCGATAGTGGTATGCTCGGCAACCTCAAATCTGGAATGTCCGCAGTAGGCTACGGCACTGGTGCGGGTATGGACGGAATGGGGACGGGTGCTGGAACTGGGGCTGGAACGGGTGGTCGCCGTCGTGGATTGTCCGCCCGACTAATGTAGAACCCCGAACTCCAAAATATCTCCGCCACCAAAAAAATATTGGTATAAGGTATAATACCAGATGAGTAGCGTAGTGTTAGACAACTCTGCTTCTTCCCAGTTCGGTGCGAATACATCAACTCTAACGGCGAACTCTGTCCGTGTTGGTGCGGGTGGCGTGTCCTCAACTGGTCCAGTAAATGCGATTGGTAATGCGGGTCAAGGTTCAACCTTTACGGGTGCTTGGACGATTGCGGACGATGCTCCCGCACCTCCCGCCACCCAGCAACCTTCTTCTTTTACAACCTTCGCCTCCCAGACTGGCGGTGGCGGTCTGAACCCTAACCAAATCCAGAAGTATGCGTATGCCGACCCTCGTGTAAGTGGTCCGCAGACTATTCAAGAATACGAGCAAGGTGCGTGGGTTCCAACTGCGTCTGCCTTTGTTGCTCCCGCACTTGCCGTTGATACGGCGTTCATCAATCGCCCCCTCAATGCTCGTCCTCTGGATTGGGGTGCTCCTCTTGTCGGCACTTTCACTTGTGCTGCTGCTCCCGTAGTCGTGCCTTGTGCTGGTATTACTGCGGGTAGTGTATTCCGTATCTCTCTTGTAGCGGGTAGTGCTGCTGCCTTTACTGCTGCTGCTGCTGCGGGTATTACTGCTCCCGTCCTTACAATCCAACTTGGTGCGACGACCGCTGCCTCAACATTTACAGTCACTGGCGGTGAGGCGGGTATGGTGTATGCGTATGAGGTTCTTCGTGGTTAATAAAAATGTTGGCGTATAATATAATAAAGATGTCCGACCCGTTCCCATATATCGCAACGATTAAACATCTATACACTTCCCCAACGGGAACAAATATAGTTGATGAAGCGAATAAGGGTTGTAATGGTCCTCCCGACCCTAAACTGATTACTTATGCGAATGTAATGGATATTGCTGGAAACCTTGTTCCAGTCAAACGCACTTGGAGTGGGACTTTCGGTGATGGGAATGCTTCATTCTCATTACCCAAAGAGGGTGAGTGTATTCACGGGTCATCAAAGTTTATGTGTGTTCGTTGTGTGGGTCGTGAGACTACCATAGCACACTCAACGCCAGAGAGTTCGGCGAAAAAGCGTCTTTCTTCCAGTCCCCTTTTATCGCAGAGTGCGACTTCTGGAATGTGTTCCTCTTTGCGTCCGCAGTCCCCATCGGAACTTTTTTCAGTCGTTCAAGATGAGACCATATCAGATGGTCGCCATAACCGACCCTCCCGAACTTTATCATTCGCCCTTCCGCATTCGGAATAGATAGTTTATGTTCGCCATCATCAGCAAACCCTAATACTTTATGAGGAAGCCCAGCATCTTTGGCTCTCCGTTGTGCCTCTTTGAGATACAACGAAGGTTCAATGCCGACTTTACGCAGTTGCTTATCGAACTTGGAATGAGCCTTTGCTCCACCTTGAAACTGGTCTAACATATGCGACTGGTAAAGGTCGTATCCTTTCATCGCCGTCCCAGCATACGGAATATAACTAATCGCCTTTTCCCACCACGCCTTTTTGCGTGGGGCTCTTGTCTCTGGCTTCTTCGCAAGGTTGCGTCCCATTAACGCATATAGCGGGTCGCTTTCCATATATACACGCTGGTTCGGCAAGGTCGTATTCTGAAAGTCTTGGGGTTGAACGGCTGGATTATATGATACGCCATTCTTAATCAATCCACGCTTCAAAAAACTATCCAATATCGCTCCGCCTAACGAGTGTCCTACGCCATAGTAATCGTAATGCGAAGGTGGATAGGCAACTTGGAACTGCTGGATAGTATTCAAATCCTCCTTGTATCTCTTTGAGGTTTCCAGTTGCCCCAACGCAATCAATCCGTCAGCCGATACATCATCAACATCAGTGGGCTTCGTTCCACGAATAGCCACTACGATTGTATTCCCATTATCTTTATAGAACTTCAAAGTTGGTGTAGCCCTAACCAGTTCTAACTGACCGATACGATTAGCGGGAACGGCTTGATACGATTGCGTAGCGAGTTGTTGTAGAATATTTCGGTCGGGGATTGGTCCGCCACCACGACATTCCCAGCAACCGCCCACTACCTCTGCGAGTTCCTTTGCTTGGTCTTTGGCTTCTGCGTTCAGTTCAGAACGCTTACCCCTCTTTAAGACCCCCAGCAAGTTCTTATGCTCTTTGACGAAGTCCTTTTTGGAGATTGATACACCGCCCATTTTAGGAACACCCGCAAGTAAGGTGCTTAACTTTGCGTCCATACCTCCACGAGCCTCTGGGACATTCGCATATAGGGCTTTCCTCTGTGCCTCTGCTCTCTCTCGGGGTAGAGGTTCGTTTGAATGCTTCTTACCCGTTTCGGTGCTTACAACCCAATATAAGTCTCTATTTGGTGCTTTGCGTAGCCGATAGGGCATTCTATATCTATTACACATATTTTTTGTTGGGTAATATAGGTAATATACCCAAATCGTAAAGTCTCCTATGGTGGCTAAAAAACGGCATTCCTACAATACTTTACTTTTTGGCTATATTACCCTTATTACCTCTTGCGTTCCAGATACATATAGTATGAGCCTCCCTTCCTCAACTTGTTTTCATATCGCCCAGTCTCCTCGTCCCATACGGGAGCGGTAAAGGAGTTTGTTTCCGTCTTTTGCGATACGCCGTTCAACTCCATAAGCCGTTTGAAGGTCGTAGGGGTCATATGCTCGGGCTTGGTTTTGGTTTCCGTGAGGAAGTGTTCCAGCAACTCCTTCACGGGCAACTTATACTTCTTCTCCTCTGGCTTTCCAACATCGTAGAACTCTTCCAGCCAACCCTTCACGGCATCATTCTCCGCCATATACTCGTTCGTCGCCATAAGGATAAACTCTGGCTTCACGATAGTCTTGCCTATGCCCTTGTAGGTCTCGTAGAGCATAAGGGCGAACTCATCACGCCAGTCGTCGCTCTTACATATCTTATCCTTCAAGTCCATATTGATAGGGCGGTGGTGCGTTTCGGTAGGGTGTTCTACAAACTGGAACGGGAAGCGTATCACAACCATACGCCGTTTAATACCTCCGTCGAGAGCCGATAGTTTGGGGATTGTATTACATTGGAGGAACAACCCGAACTGCGGAACGAACTTCACTGGGTTAGAATATAACGCCCGTGCCGTGATTTCGTCGCCTCCCGTGTATTCCTTGATAGTGCCTACTTGTAGTTTCTCTTCGCCCTCTGGCTCTTGTGCTTGAACGAACCGCTTACCCTTTGCTTTCGCCATAGGGGGATTGGGTGCGTCCTTTTTGTCTGACCGCTTGGTGAGGCAGTCGTTAGGGATAGAGTGATAGTAGTCGCCGTAGGAGCGTTTAATCATCTCTGCGATAAGTCCCTTGCCGTTTCCGCCCTTGCCCGTCCAAACATAGAACTCCTCAAACTTCTTCCGCCCGTGAAGGTTTGAGGCTACGATTTCTAATACATACTTCACGACCCGCTCGTCCTCCCAGATACTCATCAGAACCTTCATCAGTTCCTTTCGCACCTCTGGCTTACTGGCGGTAGGGAACTTGTAGCCCGTGTGGAGGCAGATGTAGTCCATAGGGCGAATGTCCCGCACCTCGTCCTTTTCCAAGTCAATCACTTTGTCCGCAAAGGCGAACAAGTGTCGGCTCTCGTCCATTTTCTTTTCCAAGTCATCGTCGTTATAGATACTCGGGAGGAAGGCACAAACGCCATCTACATAGCCTTTGTTGCCTATCATCTGCCCGAAGGTAGAGCATTGCTTTATTTTGAGTTTGAGGATTGCTTGGGTGGCTTCGTCCTTGTTGGTGAGGTCAATCGTCGCCCAGTGCTCTTTCAGCACCTTTTTCATCGTCATATTTATATCCAGCATAAGCCCAGAAGGCTCACGCTTGTTTTCGTAGTGCTTCCAAGCGTTGGAAGGTAGGAGTTGAAACCAGCCTTGCGTCTCGTGGTAGGCGTATGCGTCTGGCTTCGTGTTGTAGAAGTATCGTGCCGTTTCAGCGTGGTTGGGGTTTTTGAGTAGTTCCCAGAAGTCGTTGCGTTGAGGGCATAACTCGGCAAAGAGGCTTGGGTTGTCCTCTTTGAGTTCCTTCCACCAAGTCGCTTGGGTAATGTGTCCCTTGCGAAAGGTCGCCCATTTCTCGGCACAACTGCCCTTTTTGTATTTCTTTGATTGCTTACTCCAAGTGTCCCAGAGTTCAAGAGGCAGTCCCTCGTTGAAGCAGATAAGCCCAGAGCGTAGCCAACTATCGTAAGTCTCGGTGCGTTTGGGATTGCGACCCATACATACTCGGCGGAGCAGTTCAAGGTCGGCTTCGGGTTCAAGCGTGTCTGGGTTGCTCGTCTCCGTCGTCTCAATCGTGTTGGTTTCAGAGGGCGGTGGAGTAGCCTTCTTCTTCTTTTCGGTCTTTACCTCCTCAACTGGTTCGGGCAGTGCCTCACTATCGCTCGGTATGTAGGTAATGAGCGTGTCCGTGAGCGTTGCGTCGCCAACCAGCCGATTAGGGCGGTTCTCGTTGTCCTTTGAGGAGTTCCACATTCTCATCTTGCGTCCCAGCGGGTTATATACGCCCATATCAACCCCCAGATACTTATCGCCTTCGCAGTCTGCGTCAAGCGATACTACTATGTCCTCAACCAGTAGCCCTTTGATAAGCGGTAGAACGCTGGTGGTAATGTATTGCTTAATAGCGTTCTTTGAGCCGTGCTTCTTGGTGTATTGAACTCGGAAGGAGAGTTTGTTGGTCTTGCCCTCCTTTGTATAGCCGTATTGGGAGGCTTCCATAAGGGCGATAGGCTCGGTAATGCCGAAGGTCAGTTTTGCGATGATATTATCTACGAGGTCGTTGAACTCCTCTTCGGTCATATCACCAGCATAGCCGTCCAAATCTACATACGCTCGGTTGAACCCTTCACGCTCGGTAATGCGATTGGGTTTCTCCTTTGTGCCTATCTGCTTCGTCAGCGGGAGCGTCCGCTCGTAGCAGTTGGTATGCGTCGTCAAGTAGTCCTCAACTTCGCTTACCTTAACATCGGTATAGTCAGTGTCGCTTCCCGCAAGTCCTCGTGTAATGGCTACGATTGGCTCGGGCATCTTCTCTATATATATAATAGGAGAAGATTTCTTTAAACCATTGTAATCCGTTTTGGGCGTTTCAACTTTTTTACTCGGGGTCGGGAGAGTTTTCTTGGCGAAGTAGTCGGGGTCGCAACTCGCACAAAGTCCAGTTTCGTCTGAACCGATGTTGTGCTTACAACTGCGACACGATTTCAAAGGCGGAGGCGTAGGTCGGCTCATTTGCTATGACCCGTATGATAGGCTAAAAAGGCGTTCAACTTTTATCGGAAACCCCTTACAGCGGTTCGCTGTATCCATATTGGTAAAAAAGTTGAACGGGAAAAAACCCATTGGAGGCAGTCAATAATCAAGTATGCTCTCTACCGCTTCGTTAAAAACGGATAATAGTTCAAGCAACGACGCTACTATCATACAAGCAAAGATGGAACAAGCAATCAAGGACGCTATTGAAAGTTATACGGGCAATAAGGTCGCCGAAATGGACGCTACATACTATCCAGACGACTTTGAGACTACAAGCAAGAGTTGCGGACGCAAGTATTTCACGCACCTATGCGAGATTGACGGCAACGAGGACTATGCGAGTGATGTAAGCGATTGGAACAACTCTGGCGGACGGAGCGACGCAGAGACTATCATCGTATTCCAAAGCAAGTTTGAGCCATATGATGTGGTGCTACTTCGCCAAGTAGGCACAAAGAACAAGCACGGCGTTGCGTATGTGAGCGACGCTTGGCTTCCAGAGAACGCCTTTGGAAAGGGTATTTGGAACGAGAGTAAGAAGTTGTTCCTACTGCGTAGCGAATACTTTGACCGCAACGAGGACTGGGCGAAGTTCGTAAATGTTCGCTACGCTGATGAGGACGAAAGCGTATGCGAAGGTTGCGGACAAGTTGAGAGCGTAGAGTGTAAGCCCGACTGCTCTTACCAAGCCAAGCAGAATGAGCCAAAGAAGGGCGAGTTAAGCGAACACTTCTGCGACGAACACCCAGAGCATATCCTACGCCACGACGGCGACGGCGGATACTACTGCGATAGTTGTGATACGGAAGACCATATCCACCTCCTCAACAAAATCGCAGAGGAGAACGGCATTACGCACTCCTACTGGTCGTTTGACGATTACGATAAGCCAGTAAGGGACTTCTCAAAGCCACACGGCTTTACCGCCAGTATGGTAGATAGTGGTTGCGGACACGGCTCACACTGCTATGGAGTATGCCTACACGGCAACAAACCAACCAAGCCAGTTCAACTCATCGGCGACACTTGGTTAGATGTTTGGAAGAGTATTGACCGCCATATCGCACAGAAGGAGTGCGGACACCGCTATATTGAAACCATAGAGCAACAAGGCGACACTCTGGTAATCCACTGCGGGTCATAATAAGGCAAATATACCCAAATCGTAAAGTATCTCGGGGAACGGGAGAAAGTTAAACACATAAAAAGTCTCCGCATTGGCTATATTACCCTTATTAGCAAAATCCGTTTTTGTTGGTGGAAAACGGATTGATAGGTCAATAGGCTATTAACCTATTAACGATGGAAGATACAATCAAACCCAAGTGTAAGTGCGGTAAGGACGCAACCCTATCATTCAAACTACATTCGTGCTTATTTTGGTATATATGCGATGAGTGTTATGATAATCTACCCGAAGATAGTGATGATGAGGAGATTATTACCAGTAAATAAGCAAAAGTAATCAAAAACAAATACAAAATAGTTCCTTATATTAGATTTCAAGTAAAAAAAATATTTTTTTTACCCGTAAATCAATATAGGTAATCAATATAAGCCTATTTTTGTTTCCATATATGTAATAAATCGCCATATTCCAGTAAAATCGGATAGGTTTAAAGCCTCCTCACCTATTATATATAGCCAAGACGATGCGGGTGCGTGTCTATGAAACCGCAAGTGATTACAAGGAGTTCTTCACGATGAAAGAAGCGTCGCAAGGATACGGCAAGACTATTAAGCAACTCAAAGCCCTCTACAAGGTTGAGCGTGTTTATAATGTGGGCTATTGGGACGATGTTGATAAGGACTATTTGAAGGCGGTTGCCGTTCGTCGGTCTGGTGGAACTCCCCGATGCTTAATAAACTAATGCGTAAAGTTTGTCTAAAATAAAAATGTTGGTAAGGTATATAGAAGAATGTCTGCGATGAAGGTCTCCGAGTTTATGCTTAACCTTTCAAAGGAACTGGTGGAAAAGAAGCAAGTCGCCGAAAGCACTGCGAATGCGTATGTGAAGTCGTTGTATATGCTAAACGGCAAAGCCCCGTTCAAGACCCTCACCTTTATTAAGGACACAGAGGGCATCGATAAGAAGATTGCCGAGTATGCGGACAACACGCAGAAGGCTCTCTACACGACAATCACGAGCGTCCTATCGCTATTCAAGGATAAGCCAACATACAAGAAAGTGTATGCCTACTACTACGAGAAGATGATGGGTAAAGCAAAGGATATGAAGGAGGCTGGTGCTGATACAAGCGACAAGACCGCAAAGGAGAAGGACAACTGGGTTGATTGGAAAGTAGTTCAAGAGAAACATAAGGAACTTGGCGAAGCCGTCGGCAAGTTTGTTTTCGCCAAGAACATCACTCCCGAGCAGTTCTCCACTCTTCTCCATTGGGTTATTCTATCTCTATACACAGAAATCCAGCCACGCCGTAATCAAGACTATCTGGATATGTGGGTTGTTAAGAAGTGGAAGGAGGATATGCCGAAGGATAAGAACTACCTTGACCTTGCGACCCACCACTTCATCTTCAATAAGTTCAAGACGCAGAAGACCTACGGACAACAGAAGATTGCTATTCCAGAGGAACTAATGCGTGTAGTTCAGTTGTATCTCAAACATCACCCACTCGTCAAGGGCAATAAGACCAAGACGACCGAGTTTAAGTTTTTGGTGTTTCCAGACGGAACGCCTCTTACGGCGGTCAATGCGATTACCCGTATCCTAAATCGTGTATTCGGAAAGAAGATTGGCTCATCAATGCTACGCCACATCTTTCTCTCATCTAAATACGACATTAATGAAATGGAAACCGATGCGAAGGCTATGGGGCATTCCGTAGAAGAGCAGAAGAAGTATCTGCGTGGCTCGGGAGAGGAGAAGGACGAGGTTATTCAGCACATAACTATTCCGATGCTTGACGGGTAGTATCCTCAAAAGGGTTCATATCGTCAGAGCCACATACATAATACCATAACTGCCCTATCTTCCTCTGTATCTTCCACAGATAATCTTTATGGACGATTGCGTAGGCAGAGCGGGTCTCGCCCGTTGTCTCATTCGCAAGACGCTCCATCTCTTCCACCTTTTCCGCCCATTCCATAACTTCGTCGTAGAGTTGGCGGAGTTCGTTAATACTGAAACGAGGCATTCTTATACTTCGTTCCAAGATTATTATTCGTGGAAAAATCCGCACTTCACTTGAAACTAACCACGACGGGTTCGTGGCTAATCGTGAAGGTCGGAGGCTTCTTTTTACTCTCCCGCTTCTTGCGGGGCTTCTTCTCTTTTACAACAAGCGTCGGAGGTTCGGTGGGCTTGGGTGCTTCCATTGCTATATTTTGTCGGGACTTTCTTACGCCAGAATAGACGCAGTTAGATTAAGAGGTTCGCACATAAGCAGTAGTGCCTTTGGCTTCAACCCCTTATACTTGTCGTCGGCGATTAATAGACGGAAGAATGCCTTTGCCTCCTCTTTGACTTCGGGGTCGGCAATCCACGCTTCCATCTGCTTCTTACACTTGTTCCCAGTCCAGTTGTGATACTTGCCCCTCATCTTCTCACGCTCCAAATCAACCTCTTCGGGGTGTTCCTCCAAGTGCTTCTTGCGGTCGGCTCGGCGTTGTGCGTCCCGCTCCCTCATCTGGGCGGTAATGGTCTCTCGGTTCTTTTCGTAGTAGCGTTTCTGTGCGTCGGAAGGCATTCCTTTATATATAATAGGGGAGATTTCTTTAAACCTCTACTATCCGTTTTGGGGCTTCAACTTTTTAGGCGTAGTCAATCCACATCTCGCCTTTCTCGTCCCAAAACGACCACTTGGGATTGCCTCCACCTTTCGGGTATAGGCGTATCATTCCGTCCTTCCCACCATCATCATCAAGGAACATATATCCTTCGTTAATGCGGACTTTGGGTTTGCCGACCGAATATCTGTTGATTACGCTTACCTCGTCCCTTGTGAAATCGTGGAACTCATTCCCTTTGCGATAGAAGTTCTTTGCCTTACAATAGTTCGCAAGTATCCGCAGTAGTTCGTCCAACTCCTTCCACTCCTTCATTCCCATCTCCTCAACCAACTTCTTCATACGCTCAATCTTGTATTCCTTCATCTTATATATAATAGGTGAAGAACCTTTAAACCTATTCTATCCGTTTTCCACGCTTCAACTTTTCCAGTTGTTTCCCGAATAATCTCCTAACATAATATAGATGGAAGACTATCATAGAGGTTATATTCTTCAACACGCATTAACGGGAGCGGGTCTCCGTAGCATAGCAGACCAAATCAAGACTATAACACCAGCGGAGGCTATGGAAGATTATGAAAAGTTGCGTAAGTTAGAGTGTGGGTCAATCAACACTAAATCCGTAATCGGCAATAAGGCTATGGATATATTCTTCTTCAAACATCGTCTCGCAACCAAAGCCAAAGGTGGCGAAAGTTTCTATGAGTGGGTCAAAGGTAATCCACTCAAAACACCTTCGGCGAAACGGCTCTACAAATACAATCTGGAACACGACAAGTCTCCCGCCGTCGCTAAATACGATGTATTCCGTCTCTATAAAGGTTCTATTAACGCATTCAAGCCAGTTATAGCCAGAGACCTATTTTGTAAGTATCACCCACGCACCATATTAGATTTTAGTGCTGGTTGGGGAGGTCGGTGTTTGGGGGCTATGTCGTTAGACATTAACTACATTGGCTTTGATACGAATGTGTCGCTCAAAAAGGCATACGCAGATATGATTAAGACTTATCCGCACGATTGTAAGGTTCAGATACACTTTCAAGATAGTTCGAAGGTTGATTATTCCAAATACACATACGACTTTGTCTTTACTTCGCCACCTTATTATCAAAAAACCAAGCCTACGGAAGGCTATGAAAATATGCCCCAATACACGAGCCGTGAAGACTTCAACGAGCGGTTCTTCTTTCCAGTCGTGCGGAATACGATGAAAAACCTATCTGCGGGAGGACACTATGCCCTAAATATCCCTATGGATATGTATGAAGATGTGAAGAAGGTTCTGGGTGCGTCGGATACGAAGATGCCTCTATACATTCAGAAGCGGTATGCGGGTCAAGAGGGAGGCTATAAGGAGTTTATCTATGTGTGGAAGAAGAAGTCTGTGGGGTAATAAGGGTAATATACCCATTGCGTAAAGTCCCCATAGACCCCAAAAAAACGACCCTCTGGGGGAGTTTGCGTTCTGGGTATATTACCTATATTATTTGTAAGTTTAGGGGGTTAAGATTATTTTCTGTGTATAGATTGAAGTGTTCGTCTATCGGTTAGGACACTCGGCTTTGAACCGAGAAAGAGCAGTTCAACTCTGCTACGCTTCATTAGGCTTATCCGCCGATGCCTCTGGCTTCTTGTCCGAGACCTCGTCTGCCTCCTTTGCCTCCTCCTCCAACTCCTCCAACTTGTCCTCAAACTCAAACCATTCCAAGTCTTCGCAGTTGTCTATCTCCCGATACTGGTATTGGTCGGAAGTGTCGGCGATGTAGCACATTCTCGCCCATACCTTCTTTGCGTCTGCCTTTACTGGATACTTGTCCTTCACTTCGTCATACCAGTCGGCGAAACTTACCTCACGCTCCGTTGTGCGGGTAAAGGTAATCGTCTTCTTCAAAGTCTTCTTGATTGTCTTCTTCAACTCTACAATGTTCGCCACGATTTCTGCCTTCTTGTCGTCGTAAGTATTCATCTTATCAGTTGAACTCATTTGCTCTGGGGACGGCTCTATCCGTTTTCCACGCTTCAACTTTTTTACCCAAAGCCTTACAGCGGTTCGCTGTATAGGTTCTTCGTCAAAAACGGATAAAAGTTGAACCAACTTCTCTCCTATCATACCAGCCACAGACGAAATGGAAGCACTACAAAACAGACTTGACTACGCTAATAAGAGGGTGAAGTTCGCTTGGGCGAAATACTACGAAGAGGTGCGGGGCGAACTTCACAACGACCACGCATACCACAATACTTTCAACCGAGTAGCAGACGACAAGGCTATTCCAGAGCATATCAAAACAGAAATGAAGGCTATGGCGACGGCTTTGAAGAAGAAATGGGAATGCCCCGTATGTATAGATATGATAGAAGACGACAAGTTGGAGATTACAAACTGCGGACACTACTATTGTAAGGAGTGTTTGGAAGGCTGGAAGAAGACTTGTAAGGATAGGGGCGACGCTAAATGGAAATGCGGAATGTGTAATCGCCAACACAAGTTCAACGAGTAATAAGGGTAATAACCCCAAATCGTAAAGTATCCCAAAATGTATAAAAAATGGGTCTCACACGAGACTTTACTTTTTTGCTATATTTGGGTTATTACCTAACAGCGGTTCGCTGTATGGCTTGGAGTAAAAAAGTTGAACGCTCAAAAACGGATTGGGACGGGTCATAACAAACAAGATGACTACTCCCGTGATGAAGAACTTTACCCGCACGACCCGTATGACCTCCCCCGAGCCAGAGGGCTTTGAGAAGATTATCCAAGATACTTGGGACGAGAAGCGTGAGAGCCAAGTGAAGACTTGTATGAAATACGACGCAGACACATCGTTCAAGAACTTCTGCGGGGCTTTGAAGCAAGGCATAGACGCAGTATCCGCAAACCCAGTTGAGGGCGGACTGATGTTCGTATATGGCTCATACGACCGCACGGACTATTACAAGAAGAACGGCGACCAGAACACGGCTACGGAGCGTGAGTTGGCGAACGGAATGCGTAGGCTGGGCGTAGATAAGATGCTGATGATTAACCGCTACTTGAAGAGCAAGAATGTAATCATCGTGAAGCACGGCATTAGGGAGACTGGAACGCTTCGCTTTACCGACGGCTCAATGGAGGTGATTGACCCAACAAAGGGCTTCCAACTGGGCGGAGACGATGATGACCGCCAGTTGGAGACGATGAAGCCAGTAGAGACTTGCTACGCAATCCTAATGGCGAAGCCAAAGGCGATGAGTTGGAAGGACTGCGGTATGGACTGGTAAAACATAAATAGATAAAAACGGATTATAAAAAAACAAAAAAAGAGGGTTCGCCCCATTTTTTATTTGGTTTTGGTTTTTAGTATCTTGTATTTGCTTTTACTGCTCTACCCAGAGTTCGGTCATCTTCGCCATAGGGAAGGAGTGGTTGAAGCCCGTCATAATGCCCTCTGCGTGGGTAAAGGCACATTTCGCCTTCTGTGCGTAGATAGAGCGTTTGAGGTCAGTGTCCGCCTCCTCCATAGCCTCCAAGTAGAGGTTGGCGGTTGTCTTCCAGTAGAGGTAGTCGCCCATAACGCAACTCCAAGTGCTTCGAACTACATTCTCAAAGGAGTAGTTCTTTGCGTCAATCCAGTCCAGCATAGCCGAGCGATACGCCTTCCAGTAGTCCTCGCCGAAGATATGCGTAATCGTCAGTTGGTCGTCGTGTCCGAACTGGTGAGCCATAAGGTGGGCGAGGTGCGGTTCAAGCGTGGCTTTGAAATCGTCCCAAGCAACGCCGTCGTTCTTCTTGATATTCACGATAAGGCTACGCTTCTTGGTCGTGGCTCGGTATGCCCCAACCATTCCGTTAGGGGCTTGTTTGAGCGTGGGCGTGGTAAGCCCAGAGCCATTCACAATATCACGGGTGGCTTGATTGTTGGCTTCCTTCGGGTATGCGTTCATCGTCTCAAAGGTGGATTGGAGGGTCTTGATTTGGTTCATCATTGCGGAAAGCGTCGTCATCGTATTCGTCGTATGAGGCATAGTTGTCTTGTGATACTTCCAATCCGTTTTTACGGCGTTCAACTTTTTTACCCATCGGCTTACAGCGGTTCGCTGTATGGTTTTCTCTAAAAAAGTTGAAGCGTCAAAAACGGATAGAACGCTCACCAAGACACGAATGACTACTACTAACGACAAGATGAACGCACTTTACGACAACGCTTCCAAGATTATCACCAAGTTTCCCTACCCCGCATACGAGGGCGACGCAATCGCAAACGAGGAGGAGATTGCGATGTATAAGGCAGAGGGCGATGGTTGCCTTACCCACCTCCTCGCAATGGTAAGCGACTGCCTCTACCATTACGAACTGGACGACGACTTCCACGACGGCGATATGAAGATGGCTTACCTCACGATGAAGAAGGCTTGGGAGAGCGGTGGAAACACAACGCCGTTTATGGCGACTATCGCACGAAACCGCAAGGCTCTCACTTGGGCGAACATCGCCCTTATCTGGCTTATGGTTCTGCCCCGCAACGACGAGTTCTTCGCCGACAAGAACTACCTTGACCTTCCCGAGACGATGGAGGAACGCAAGAAGCCGATGATGAAGCAACTGCTGGAACACTTCCGCAACTTCCGCAACGACTGGAAGAAACTCCACGAGCAGAAGCGGATTACCCGTATGCTTGTAGCCTACGGCAAGGAGGGCTACGAGATTAGCCTCTACGGGAAGCCTCTCCCGAAGGAGGCGAAGGACGAAGACCCCACTGCGTAAAAATATCCAGTAAATAAAATCCCCGACCAATATAAGAATGCCCGTAGCCTCCAAAACCGAAGATATGACCTTTGGACTAAAAAGTGAAGAGAAGAACAAGGCTACGCTGGAAACCTTTTTTGGTTGTGGATTGAAGAAGACTGGAACATACGACCCGATGGATTATGTTGATGAAGCCCAGACTATTTTTATTGAAATGAAGACCCGACGCATTAAGCACGACCAGTATCCGACGGCTCTGATAGGCAAGAACAAGGTGGATTTCTGTAAAACATCAAACGCAACTTGCTATTTTGTCTATGTCTATCTTGATGGAATGTTCTATGTGAAGTATGACCCCGAACTCTTTGCGACCTTTGAGTGTGCCGACTTTGAGCGTGGTTGGCGTGAGGGTGGTATTCAGCCCAAGCAACTTTTCTACTACATTCCCCACGAACATCTTAATCCGTTGCGAACTTCGTCTTCCACCGATTAACTGACGGCTGGGATACACCAGTATCCTTCGCTATTTCACGCTCCGACTTCCCCATATTTAGATTACGATACATAGCAACTGACCTTTCTAACTTGTTCGCACCCGCAAGAGAGTTGATATACGCTCTTACGGCTTCCCAAGTCGCTCCCTTCTGTGGCTTTGCCGTCTGTGCTGGTGCTGGTGCTTCTGCTGGTTTCTTGATGATTAACTTACGCTTGACGGGTGCTGGTGCTGGTGCTTCCTCTACTGGCTTCCCCAACTTGGCGAGATTAGCCTTCGTCGTCGCAATCTGGGCTTCTGTCCGCTCTGTGAGTTTAGCGTCCGTATCACTATCTTCAATCGCCTTATCAATCGTGGCTAAAAACTTCGTCATACGGGGGACATCTTCGTCGTCGTAGAACTTCGCCATCTTGCCGTCAAACCACTTCTTCGTCTCTGGATTACTCATTCCAGTCAAAGGGCGTGAAGGAGGATTGGTGCGAAACCCAGCATTCGGGCGTGGTTCAGTATCCGTCATTCCAAACGAGCCATAGCCCAAAGGACGCTCCTTTGTATGCCCTAACTCTCCCAGACGCTCGGTTAGGTCAGTTCCCTTGCGTTCCCACGCAGTCTCCCGACCACTTAACTTCAAGTTGTCGTCGTGCTTGTATTTGCCCTTGTAGCCAATCTTGCTTTCCTCCCCAGCCTCTTTGAGTTTCAATGTATCCTCCTTCAACTTTTTCAGAGCCTCACGATATTCGGGGAATGAGAACTCAACATACCGCAGAGGATAGTTGCGTCGTGGTGTATAGTTTCGCACATACCCCGTATCAAAACGCAGTTCTGCGTTCTCTCTGTGGTTGCCTAACTTGGGGTGTTCTTTGAGTTGCTTATCTCTATCGTAGAACTCTACTGGATTAACAACAACAACACGCTTCTCCTTCAATGCCTCTTTTAGGATTGGGAGTAGAAGTTCATTATCCTTTATCGCCAGTTCCTTTTCGAACTCTTCGCCTTTCTTGCGATTAGCCTCTTCCACATCTTCCCGCTCCTTGCGTTTGCGTTTCTCTTCATCTTCCTTTTCTTGCCTCTGGCGTTTGCGTTCCTCTTCCTCTTCACGCTTCCTATCTTCACGCTCCTTACGACGGCGTTCTGCTTCCAAGCGGTAATCCCTTTCTTGCTTCTTTTCTTGTAGCAAGTCCTTTGCCCGTTTGACCGCAACACGACCTTTGAGGAACTCCTTGACCTTACCCTTCTGCTTGGCTTGTTCCAGCAACTCCTTCGCCTTCTCCGCAAGTTCCTCTGCCTTTGCTTGTAGCCGTGCCGATTTCTGTTCGTCCGTCTCGCCTTCAATAACCCGATGTTCTTCCGACCCACGCTGGGCTTTGGGAATAAAAGGAACTGATTGCGGACTACCGAAGTGTTTGATAATGAAAGGAGACGCACCATAGTCGGAGGTATTCCTTCCATTCTGGTCTCGGTTCGCAAGAGCCTTGTAGTTGAATGGACGAAACTGGTTCATCGTAGAACCATAGTTATTATCACTCGGGTTTCTGTATTGCCCTTGATGCTTCTTCTTATTCTCCGCCATCATTCGCATAATAAAGCCCGATGCTTGTCCCCGACCACCTTGTAAAATAGGTTCTAATCCAGCACCCGATATGGCTTCGTAGCATTTAGCATCAACGCTCATTCTCTATATCTTCTACACATATTTTACGCCAGAGAATAATAAGGGTAATATACCCGTTGCGGAGATGTTTGTAGTCGGGTAGGTTTCGGGCAGTGCGTAAGGACTTTACGATTTGGGTATATTACCTATATTAGAGATGAGCCTCCGACGCATAATAGGTGGTTGGACTTGTAATGCGAACTGGTCGTATTTCAAAAACGGCACATTTGAGATTAGTATTCCTTATTCCTACTCGGTTCTACGGATAGACAATGTAGATATTCGTCCCGAGTTCCACGAAATCCGCTTATTTGGAACATTCACGCCAAATAAAATCTCGGCAACTGATATAACGAATGGCTCGTCTTGCTGGAAAACACAGAGGCGATATGAGGGCAATGGAGGAACAGATGGAACGCCATAATCCAGTTAATGCTCTACGAGGGCGTGGAGCAACCCCGTCTATGGGTCTCTCCCAGTTTCGTGGTGGAGCGTATGGGTGTGGAACGGGTGCGGGTGATAGTGAGAGTGATGAGGAAATGGAGGGTGGTGGCTTCCTCTCTGACTTGGGTATTCCCGTGATTAGCAATCTTGCGGGAATGGTAGGTCTCGGCACTGGTGCTGGGACTGGTGCTGGGACTGGTGGTATGACCCGTATGGTCGGTGCTGGAACGGGTGGTCGTAAGAAGAAGGGTATGAGTGAGGCAACGGCTATGGGTCTTCATCTTGGTAAGCACCTTCACGGGCTACACGGAGCGGGTTTCTGGTCTGATTTCGGCGACGGCTTTATGAGCGTAATCCGTCCAGTTGCGGGTATTGCGAAGTCAGTAGCACCTCTACTTGGTCCAGAGGGTATGGCTGCCTCTGGTGTAATGAACGCTATTGGTCTTGGTAAGGCTCGTCGTGGTCGTGGAACGGGTGCTGGAAAACTCACTATTACACACGGCGGAGCAACCAACTCCGACACGGGTGCTTACTTCGGCAAGGGAACTGGTGCGGGTCGTGGTCGTCGTGGTTGCGGAACTGGTGCTGGAACTGGTGCTGGGCGTGAGCGTGAGGATAGGGCTATGCTGGGTATGGGAACTGGTGCGGGTATGCTGGGGCAAGACGGACACGGCATTCGTCAAGGTGGCGGTTTCCTTTCCGACTTGGGTATTCCCGTGATTAGCAACCTTGCGGGTATGGTTGGTCTCGGCACTGGTGGTGATGGAACGGGTGCTGGAACGGGCGGTCGTCGCCGTCGTGCTCCCGCTGGTGCTTCCGATGGTCGTCGCAAGAGGGCAGAGGTCGTGAAGAAGGTAATGGCGGAAAAGGGACTATCGATGATTGAAGCCAGTAAGTTCGTAAAGGCTCACGGACTTTACTAATCACTTTTGGAGCATTTTCACGGAACTTTTTAAAATATTGCCGTAGTATATAGAATGTCCTACGGCGTTAATCTCCATCAAGACGCAGAGGGGAAACTCTCCATTGGCGGTGTTGCGACCGAAAAGTATCAGTCTGACGCACTCAATCTGGGGTTTCCTTCGGCGTATCAGTCCGTTTATGCTATGAAGAAAATCCCCGAACGCTTCCTCCCAACAAAGGAACATACTCCGCAAGTTTGGTGGAAAGGCGATGACCTCCAAGCCTCTTATCACGAACAGAAGAAGGTAGATGCGGATTATATGGCTGGTGCGAAGGTTCGTGCGACCCAGTTGAGCCGTATGCGGTATGTTGGAACTCCTCACGGAAGGGGTCTGCTTCCTCCCGCAGTTCTCGCCCAACGCCAGTTCGCCAATCCAAACAACGGAGCATTACCTTCTGCGTCTGGTCGCCAGAACCATACAGACGCACCTTTCCATTACACCGATGGTGCGGATTACACTTCCCAGTATCGTGGTGGTGTTCTACGCTCGGCAAGGGGTCAAGCACACGGCATCGCTCGTCTGCGGGACAGAGTGGGGCAACTCAACGCAATCGCAACGGCAAAGGCAGATTTCACTTCTGGTCTTATGCCCCAGTCTTCGGGTGCTCCTACGCAGTCTATCAACCCTTCTGCCGTGTCTCCTTCTATTGAACTCAACCTAATCCTACAACAAATCCAAGACGCTCTTGCTGGTGGCGACCCAGAAGCGGGTCTCAACAAGTTTGACTTGGCGAATGCGTCTCGTGCTCTTGGTCTCATCTTCCGTCTTGTTCCCGAAGGCAACTCTGATTTTGTAGAGGACACACAAGCAAAGGTTCAGAACATTCTGGAACTCCTCAACGGCTCTCTTGATGATGAAACGGAGAGTGCTGGTATGTCCTCGTCTGCCCGTGAAACGGCTCTATCACTCCAAGTGCTATTCACAAAACTCAACACATACCTAACTCGTATGATTGCGGGTGCTCCCGTCCAACGCCAAGAGACACGCTTCAATCCTCTCACGGGTCAGCAAGAGGCAGTGAATATACTCTCCCAGCAACAAGGCGAAAACCTATCCAATCCAGAGCGTCTTGCCCTATCAAAGAACTTGGTGTCGTCTCTGGGCTTTTCAAAGATGTTGAAGTATGCGGTTGATGATAATCCAAGCGGTCTGCTTTCTACTGCCGATAGGGATAGGCTCTTTACTTCTCAACAAGCCCAACGCTTCCGTGTGGGTGATATGGACGAAGATGATGATGACGATGATGGCGACTTCGATAGACCCGCTGGTCCTCGTGAAAACACGGCACACGATACGGAAACTGGAACAAGCCGTTCTGCCCGTGATTTTGATGAAGATGAACGCCAAGTGTTTGGGTTCAACTCTGGTATGTATTTCCCTCGCAATGGTCGTGGAGCAGACGAATACTTTGGTGAAGCGGAGGCACAGAGCCTCGCACCTTCCGTTCCTTCTACCTATGTGGGGCAACGCAGAGGTCATCAAAATAGGGAACGCACACGACCCGCTTCTGCGATGGATAGTGTGCGTGGGCGTTTTGACCCAGAAACGCAAGGGTTCAATCTTGATTTCGCTTCTCTTCCAGTTCAATCCGCTCTCGCACCACGCCCTCCGCCTCCAACTGGCGAAGCGTCAGTAGCACCTTCTCGTCGGTCTGTTCGTGCTCCTTCTCGTGCTCCTTCTCGCCGTTCTACTGCTACTCGGTCTCAAAAGACATCTGGAACGAAACACTATGATAAGTTGCCTACGGAGTTCGCACAAGCCAATCGTCGTGAAGGTCGTGAGCGGTATTACCTTGATGAAGAGGGTTCTATCTATGATAGGGGGTCAGTCGCCAAGTCGCCCAGAGCGTCTGCTCCTTCTGCTTCGGCTGGTGTGCTTCCAACACGCCAGAGAGACCTACCCACGACCCGTGAAGGCTTTGACGCACTCGCAAAGGCAATCAACAAGGCTGGTGGTATTGACGGACGGAATATACAAGTGTATGCTGGTTCATCAGTCGCCAATATTCGCAAGAACTTTATTCGCAGACTAAATCTAACGGGTAAGCCATAATAAGGGTAATATACCCAAATCGTAAAGTCCCACACGAACATAACAAATATAGCCAGAGCAGATAGTTTCCGTTCTGGCTATATTACCTATATTACCCTACAAAAAATATGTGATTAGTATATAGATAGAATGACTGACGAAACACGGACAAAGTCATATCCCGAAAACTACCCGTCCGATGCGATGGCTATACTGGACGCTATGTCGTTCAGTGGTGGTAAAGATGTTAAGGTTCTCGGTTCAATGTCGCTTCGTAGTCAGCAATACGCTGGTGATTATGATGCGTTTGAAATCGTGAAACGCAACGGCGAAGAAGCAAAGGTTCTTGATGACCTTGCGTCGGAGTTCCAGACGATTATTAAAAATCTACGGGGAATGCCGAATGTCTTTATTGGAGATATTAAGGCTGGGTCTATTGAAGAATGGAGAGTAATCCCGTTAGATGCTGGGCTGGTTGATGGAAAGATTACTGGATTTAACGCAGTTCAGAGTAAAGCGAAGGTTGATGCTTTGTATAAGGCAAAGGTCATCACAGAGGGAGAGAAACGCTCTGCCGATGAACTGCTAAAAGATAGTCCAAGCCCAGAGGACTTCTTGATTGCCCGTAAGAAGATTAAGTTTCACATTGTCCGTTGGTCTGTCCCAGAAATCCTACAAGGGTCAAAGGTCGTGCGTGGTCGTCGTTTTACACTCCAAGAGGCATTCAGTTCGCCCGTGATTAGCAAACTGGATACTATCGGTCTCGTTCAAAACAACAAATACACCGACTTTTCTATTATCTATGAGTTCCAGTGCGACGATAAGGTTCTCAATCCGTCCTTTGAGGATATAGGGAAGTCGTTGAGCGAGGATATAGTGTTCTATAAGAACGAGAACAACCCTTTCAAAGTTTTAAAGCGTGAGTTTGCGTTGGCGAAGTTTCGTGGCGATGAAAAGACGATTGTGAAACTCACACCAGTCCTCAACTCTGACTTGGGTCGGCTCTACTCTATGTTGAGCGATGTTGGGACGATGATTGCCCTTTTAGAGCAGAACCAGAAAGTCCCTATGAAGAACTTGCGGTATGAGTTAGACCAGTTCAAAAGCCGTATGGCGAATGTGTATAAGTTAGACGATTTCTTGAAGGCAGAGCATACCCTACTGGGGCATATCAACTCTGCGACAAAGACGACCAACAAGTCCCAACTCCTCACGCACCTCAAAGCGATTGAAGATATACTCCAAGCCTCCCTCACGAAGAACACGCCAAAGGATTTGGTGGGTGGAACGCATAGGGAAGACTTCTTGAAGGCGAACAAGTTGGAGGATAAGGGGTATTCGCTTCCAGAGTTGGCGAAGATTAGTGGCGAACCTCTGGCTACTCTCCAAGAAGTCTATAATCGTGGGATTGGGGCTTATAAAACAAATCCACAATCGGTTCGTATGAAGGGTTCATTCAAAAAGGGTGTGAATGCTCCTATGAGTAAGAAGTTAAGCAAAGAGCAATGGGCTCTTGCGAGGGTCTATTCCTACCTTCAAAAAAACCCCAAGCACGATACGGATTTGCGGGGTGGAACGGCGAACATTACAAACATAGACGCAGTAAAGGCAGAGGCAGATACGACCGACCAACTTCGTGTAGCCGAAGAACTCCAACAACACCTTCGTCGTGCCTCACACTACTACACAAATCGCCTACCTCCTATGGCGTATGGTCTGCGGGTTCTTGCCGACGACATCTACGAACAAGCCCCAGTGTTGGAAGGCAAACCTCCACGCAAACTGGATACGGGACACAAGCAATACCAAGACGAACAAGCCGATAGGATACTGAACGGCTACACGCTCACAAGTGGTCCAGAACGAGGCAAGAGGATTGAACCTTTTGAAAGCCACTATCAACGAGCCATATTCCCAATCTATCGCAAGGTTCATTCAGATACAAGCCCACTAATCCAGCGGGAACGCATACGAGTTAGAAGTCTTCCACACTTCGCCACTGCTGGTTCATTCCAAGTGAATGGGAAGATACTGGAAGATAATCCAAGTTATGCGTAAGAATGAATGTAAATACCCAATCGCCCAAACCATATGAAAGGAGAATACTATATTGTCCTATCATACGATTTTGATTTAGTGTTTTCGCCTTTTTGAAAAAATATTGGCTATAAATATAATGCCGAGCCTATCGTTTGATAAGTCCAAAGGTGCGAAACCTATTGCTATGGTAAAGGGTGGCGATGACGACGGGAAAGTCCTCTATCTACACGAAGGAGATGAAGGTAAGAAGGGATACAAGGGCAAGAAGGCAGAGATTAGTGCCTCCAAATACGCTACGGAACTCCGAGATGTGAAACCCGCAGAACGAGTGAAGTTAATGAACCGACTTGCGGAAGCACGGCAGAAAGGTCTTGCGTCCGAGCAGTTGGTTGGTGAAACCGCACTCGGCAAACAACTCTACGACCGCATTCTATCAGACGAAGCCAAAGACACTTCTATTAATCTGCCCGATGATAGTCAGTTCCAGTTAGTTCCGTCTCCCGACCCAAACAAGCGTGAGGTATGGTATATCGCTGGTGCGTCTGGTTCTGGTAAGTCCTACATCGCCAAAGGCATCGCAGAGATGTATAAGAAACTCCACCCGTCTCGTGAAGTCTATTTGATTTCCAAACTGGGCGAAGATAATACGCTGGATACGATGAAGCCTCCACCCAAACGCATTAACATTCAGACGCTTATTGACGATTACCCAGAGTTAGATGAGTTTAAGGATTGTTGTGTGATTTTTGATGACTATGATACTTTTACTGGTCCAGCAGAAAAAGTCGTCCATAAACTAATAGATGACTTGGCTACAATGGGTCGCCACACGAATACAACTATGCTCTGCCTCTCCCACTACCTTACCAACTACAAAAAGACCCGTCTCCTCCTCAACGAGGCAACCCATATCGTCGTCTATCCTATGGCGACATCGTTCCACGCCCTCTCCTATCTCCTCAAAACCCACATTGGTCTCTCCAAAGACGACTGCCGAGACTTGAAGAAGATGGGACGATGGGTTTGCTTATACAAACATTACCCGCAGTGGCTTGTATCCCTACATCACGCAAGAGTTCTCAATCAGTAATAAATATCTGTATAGGGTATAGAAGATGTCTTACTCTCAATGGGCGGACTTTGTGTATTATAAGTTAGGAGACATTGCGACTTATGCGTCTATTAACTACCAAGCACTCCAACCGAACATTAATGTAGTCCCGACTGGTCTTGCCCCAGACTGGCAAGTCCTTCCCGCTCCCGCTGGTGCTGGTGTGAGTTCGCTTTCAACTCTTACGGGTGCTATTACGCAGTCTTGCTCTTCGGGAACTTATACGACTGCTGGGAATGATATTGCTCTAACGATTGCGTTTCCCGCTCCTCCTCTTGTCGCTATTAATGGATTGACGGGTGCTCCCGTTATTCAAACTCCTACTGGCTCTACTATCCAAGTCCAGACGATTTCCCCTAATATCCAAGTGGGTCTGGATACTCGTGCGT